CATGTGCGCTACTGGTGAGTTCCATCCTTAAAACGCAACTGTTATAAGAATGAAACAAACAACCAACAGGCTATAAACCCATTGGTTGATCTTATTTCATTCTTATAACAGTTGCGTTTTAAGGATGGAACTCACCAGTAGCGCACATGAGACGTTGAGGGCCTATTTGTCGGTCTGTGGCATCTCTGTTGGCAACTTGGTGAAAAGTTATGCGCAGGATCAACTTAAAAATCCTGATTCGCAAGTAAAGGTTTTTCTCGACGAATATATCGAGAAGGAAGCCAGTAATGAAAAGCTCATAAGATCTATGAGAGAAAAATGCATCATTCGAGAAAGTCTTCGAAGTGAGTTGAAAACGAGGTTACTTATGGAGTTCCCGGAAGTTAGGATAGAATTCGCAGCCCCAAGGCATTTTGGAAGTCACTCAATAGCCAGAGCCTTACGGCACATCTGTAGGGTAAAGATGTTGACTTCCATGGGATTCCATAAACTCGAAAAGAGAGGGTTTTTGGTCAAGGATGTAGGTTCCTATAGTGCAGGAGTAGTTCTTTCCGGCGAAACCAACATTCACATGTGTTGCCCCATCTTAAGTCACCGAGATGCGCAAAGGCATTCTGATAGTATGTTGGATATCGAGATGAATTTAGACCAGCTGGAAGAAGGAACGAGAATCAGGGCCGAGACTTTCATCAGACAGTGGAGCGAGTTGAATAGGAACGTCGGGAAAAGATTCGATCACTCATACATGGTATGTAAAAACATCTCGCAGGAATGTAGTGTACAAAGTAAGTTTTGCATGTTCAACCATAGTAGCTATGACATCAGTGTGGAAGACATGGTTGAAGTCATGGAAAAAGCTGGTAGCGTTAGGGCCAAAGGAGCGTTCATCTTTGATCAGGAACTCCTCATGAAAGATAGAGGAGAAATACCTGATATAGAGTGCATGTTCGAAAAGTACGATGAAAATGGCGTCAAACGCATTAGGTTTTGGTTCCGTGACGATGTGTCTATAGCTTACGATCATGACTGGAAGAAGTACATTAGCATATTCAGTAAGTTCAGCGTGAAAAGTAAATCAGGAAAGTATTATTATGTACAATTGAATGAACATAAGTTTTCACATATTTTCTTTACTATCACTAAGAATATGGTTAGAGCCAATGTTCCTAAAGAGATAATCCAGAGACCAGTTTGTCCCCCTATGGGAGAGGACTTGGTTGTGCTTCATTACTATGATTGGGATGAAACAGCAGGAGTGATCGAGTATGAAAAGATGGTTCCTACGAGGGTCATAGTTCCCAAGAGATTGTATGAATCGGTTTCAGCCTATGTCAGGAATTTACCAGCCGGTAAAACCGATATCTCGCGAGCTGTAACGTGTGCATCTTCATACAACACCAGAATCGTGCAAAATGGAGTAGAAGTTCAAATTCCCAAGAGTGTCCCAGCTGACATAGCTCAAAAACTAGCTCACGCAGTCCTTTTTGAAGTGTATGTAAGCAGATACAAAGACAGTAAAGTTCTCCAAGAACTTCAAAAGGATCAAAACGAAATTCGAGACACAAGGGGCCTTTGGGAAAGTCTGAAGTTAAAGATATCCAGACTGAAAGACCCCAAGCCAGTAAAAATCTACAAGGACCCAATATTGACGGACATCGACCATCCTGAAGCCGTCAAAACAGAACATAGTTGGTGGTTGCCCAAGGTAATATTTTGTATGATTCGTAGGTTCAGAGAGTTGACAAAACCAGAAAGCAAATATGACTATCGAGTATATGATTTCGTCAAGGTTTTCGATTGGAATATAGTCTGTGAGGCAGCGAAACTAGAGGCATCTCCATTACCAGACTATCACGAGTATGTCGAAATCCTGGAAGGACCCGACGGAGAAAAACATGATGAGGAAGAAGTAAAAGAAAGACCGAAAGAAAATGTAAAGAAAACGAGGGCGCCCAAACCAGCTCCTCTCTTTATATCGGATAAGTGTCAAGAAGAAGATACCGATTTTGAAATGGTTAATGCTTCCTCTACGTCGGGAACTCATGAAGGGGTTTGCTGTTATGACGCAGTTAGGATAGCTCTGCTTAAAAAGAAAACTTTAGACGAATTCTTGAAAGAGTTAAGAGAAAAAGGGGTGAATGTCGACTGTCAAGGAGACATTGACTTCTTAATATGGGTTCACCAACGAGAGAGAGTAAATATATGCTTACATAGTGAATTAGAGGACCACCCCGAAGGAATAATGTACACCAGAATAGTTTCTCAGCAGTTTAATCAGTGGATTCACTTATTCTTTAGACAAAGTGGTGATAGTGGACACTATCAAGCTTATGTGAAAAAGAGTAAAGCTGAAGAAACGTTGGAAAGTCTGGATGAGGGTACATTTGAAAATCTAAAGAAGAAAGTCTACCCAGATCTGAAAAGTAGCGTGTGTCGAAGCGAATACAAACTGTTTGAGATCCTTGAGAAACACCAAATCATGGAAGGAACAGGAAAGCGAGCTTTGGATCTGGGAGCATATCCAGGAGGATGGTCCCTCTTGCTCAAACAATTGGGTTATCATGTCACAAGTGTCATCCAACCTCACCAAAAAATAAAAGAAAAACAAACATTCGTGGTTAGGTCAGGGATAGAGGCATTCGAAGGTAAACTTGGTTTCGATTTAATTGTTAGTGACGCAGCCCCAGATGACCTAGATCAACTAATGCAAAATAATAACAAAGCATTGGTAGAATTTTACAAGTTGGTCTGGAACAAGATCACTCAGGTCTCGAAAGGTGAAGAACACTTCGTCATAAAAATGCACTTGGTGGACGGAATTCATGAAGTGCTTGAAAGCATGAAAGTTGAATTCGTTCATATAGAAAGACCCAAAGTCGTTCGAAAGATAAGTAGAGAATTCTACTTGTATGGAAGAATCGGACGAACGCCGATCGATAGTCAGAACCTCCTATTGAAAATAAAGGAAATGAGAGACGAAGGAATTATTCGATACCTCAAAGGGGAGGCTGAGTACGAAAGTGAAAAACTGGAAAATCAGTATGAAAGTACGGTCAAAGAAAAGGAGAAAGAAGTTGAAAGTAGTAAGTATGAACGAAAATTCAAAATCTGCAGACAAGAATACGTTAACTACTTGGAACACTCAGTAGACGAAAGAGAAAAACAATTGGCCAAAACCGCCGAAACTTACAAGAAACACCCATTGTTCAGGGCCAGGGCTTACAAAAGAATTCAAATAGCTATCAGGCAGTCGCCCGATAACATAGCTTTGGTAAGAAAAGAAGCAGATGGACAGCTGAAAGCATTGACAGATCCAAAAAGTCTGAAACCAGAGTACAAATATGCTTATAGGTATGAAACGAAGAAAATAGAAGGAGTAGAAAAGATGGCCAAAGGAGAAATGGGAATGGTAAGTGATTTCACCGAATTTTTAACGGACAAGAAGATCTTAGAAAGGGTGAAACTTATGTCGATCGGTGAAAGAAAAGTTCAATACAGATTCATACAAGGAGTTCCAGGTTGCGGTAAAACCACATGGATAGTACAGAACTTCAAACCAGGAAGTTCGCTTGTTTTGGTCTCCACTGTTAACGGAAGAGATGATGTAATCGGTAGGTTGAAAGAAGAATACGGAGGAGAACACAATAGGAATGTACAAACCTATGCATCAATTCTCATGAATGGACCGAAACAAGAAGGAATCGAGTGGGTAATATGTGACGAAGCAGGTATGCAACACCCGGGAGCTATTGATTTCTCCATTAAAATGACACAATGTCAAAAAGTGACCGTTTTGGGAGATGGAAATCAGATTGCCTTCATTGATAGGCATCACTTTAATATAGTTCATGGAGATTTGTTAGAAATTCTGAAGGCTGATGAACACCTCAGTGTAAGTTGGAGAGTTCCGCAAGACATAGCCAGTTATTTCTCGGATCAATATCCCGGAGGGTTCATGACCAGAAACAAAGTTAGAAAATCAGTCAACTGGGTCAAGATTCAGAGTTTAAAATCTTTGGATTGGGATCATGATGTGTATTTAACCTTCACCCAACAAGAAAAGACCGAGGTATTGATTGAAGGAAAAGGAAAGAAAGAAAACATCAAGGTGAGAACCATCCATGAATATCAAGGGGATCAAGCCCGGAGCGTTGCTATTGTTAGAAACAGAGACAAAGATGTAAATAGAATATATGAATCTGACGAGCACATATTGGTGGCATTAACTCGACACACTCAAAAGTTGGTTTACTACAGCGCCTCCAGTGACGATAAAATGAAAAGAATCATCAAGAAAATGCAAACATTCACCGACGATCGATTGGACAAGTCGTTTTATCACTCCACTGGAGCTGGAGAGGATTTGTTGAAAATGAGAATGTATTTTCAACAGGAAAATTTGCCTCCTCAGGGACAATATACCAGACATGTCATAAATTTGATGAAAACATACAGTAATCTGGTGGTTGTCGAATCAGGCACCGATCAAAAAGTATGTAGGATCGGAAAGAAGATGAGGATACAGGAAGCGATTAACATCGTTTTGGAGACGCGGGGAAAGAAATCCATTCCATTTGAGGTGTTGAAAAAATTACCAGAGAAACTGATAATCTCTGTAGACAAGAAAAATCAAAGCGACGAGGTCGAAAAAATGGCTCGGAGGCTTAGAAAAATGAAAAAGGAAGTGCTCTTGTACGATCGAGATAGTTCCCACAAGTATGTGATTGATGCCAACGCTAGGGAAGCTATAGATAGTGTCTTGGATTGTAGCTTGCTCAGAGACCTTCCCAATGCTCGGTTGGAAGATTTGTATGAGATGGAGCAAGTCGAACCAGAAGAAAACAAATCAGGATTGGGTAGCTACACAGTAGAATCTTTACAGAAGTATCATGACGAAATGTTCCCCAATTGTTCGTATAACATTACAGAACTGGACACAACGCAAGTCTATTTGAACGATTTAGAAGTGTACACCGAAAACATGACTCATACTAATCATTCTGAGATTATGCAGGAACCTGAATTTGACACAGTGAAGAGTTCCCTATCTACTATGGCCCCTATCGTTAGACCATTAGTTAAAAAGGAAAGTGTCATAGCATATTCCAAGCGGAATTTTATGGTTCCGGATGGGCAGTTCACAGTAGATTCTCACAAGAAAGCCGAAGAAATAATGGGAGCCATTAGGAAGTACACGTACAGAAAAGATTATCAAAAACTCTTGGATTACTATCAACAACATCCGGTTAGAACAAGTGATTTAGAAATAAGTCAGTGGTTAGAAGACCAAGAAACCAATATCGTAAACGCGATATACTCTGATAAGGCCTTCTGGGAAGAAGGTCTGGATGTATACCACGCAGGATTGAAGAGAATGCCAAAAGCAAATTTAACAGAAGATGCATGGTTGAAATATCCGGCGTTGCAGACGATAGTATTCCATCCCAAGAGATTCAATGCAGTGTTTTGTCCCATTTTTAAGGAATGCAAGAACAGAATAAGGAATCTTATGGCAGAAGAGACAGTATTCTTTTCGGATATGTCGCCCAAAGAATTAGGAGAATTAATAACCAGGAAAGGACCGTGCCTTAATGGAATGACCGGAGAAGGCGACATTAGTAAGTTTGATGTCTGTCAACAACTTGAATCGGCTTTAGTCGATTATTATGCTATGAGAGACGCAGGTCTGGATCCGTTTTTGGCACTACTGTGGTTTTGGGCACACACTGTAGGAATCTGTAAAGATTTCAAAAATAAGATAAGATTCATGACATCATGGCAAAGAAAATCAGGAGATGCTTGGACTTTGCCAGGAAATTCTTGCTACATGATCGGGTGTGTTTTGCGAGCCCTTGAAATTTTACAGGAAAAATACAAAAAGATCTATAAAAAGAAGAAAGCAATGGATCCAAAGTTGGCTAGAAAATTCCTCCTTAAGCATGGGGAATTCATGAGAGCGGATTTGCGTAAGTTGGTTAAGTTAATGAGTGGAGACGACCATTATATCTTTGGTATAAGATTTCCAGAGGAAATTAATTCCGTAGTGAAAGATCTGTTTAACTTGGACATGAAAGTGTTTGATTATGATTCACACTACTTTTGTTCAAAGTTCGTCATCAGAAACCCAATCTCACTCAACTGGTACGCTCTTCCAGATCCTGTTAAGCTGTTGGTAAAGTTGGGGAGACAAGATCTTAGAAATCAAGAACATAAAATGGATTTTAGAAATAGTTTGAGAGATTTAGTTAAGGAATATGTACATCTAGGTAACTTCGAAGTTTTAAATTCCGCTACATCTGATAGGTACAACCTTAAAACACCTGGTTTGGCTCAGGCTCTGTACTCAGTGATTAACGATGATGGTGAGTTTGACAGGTTGTTTCCTATTGATCCGGCTGCTAATTATACTAAAGATCCCAGTCGTCCTAGAGAGTAAGTATGTCAAAGATCTTCATCCGTATATAGCCAACTTTTCACAGATTCATTCATTGTTGGTAGGAAGGAGAGCGTATCTAGAAGACTTCAACTTTCTCCAGCGAAACATAATTATGGACGTAAAACCCCATAGATATGTGATGCAGGACAGAGATGAATGGAACATAGATAATTGTATTAAATTCATAGAAACTCATTCACTTATTCCCGATGATTGTCAATCTATTTTGGGAGACGAATGCGAAGGAGCAACCTTCAAAAGTATAGAAACGAAATGGCATGGTCTGCAATTGGGCATATGTCATCCAACACCCAATTGTACGTTCCAAGATTTTGATCAATCTTATCAATGCGGCAACGCAAAATATGTATTGTATCACGAATACACTTTCGATATCCCATATGTTGTATTCGTTCCAGTTAAAAGGAATAACAAGGTAACGTGGACGGCCATTTTGGAATATAATGAGGAAGATCTCTCAAAGTATCAGTCACCGGGTTCATTTTCATTAAAATCACACATGCAACAAAGTTCTTATTATATCAAGCAATTATTCGACAGGAGTCTACCCGACGATGTCAAATATGAGACCCAGATTCAACAAACCGAATGCGTGGAATCACTACCTTTTTACGACGCTGATGGTTTTTATCATGAAAATATAGCTTATCTTAATCATGATTGGAAAAGGATGTGTTTCTCGCTTGCACCACAAGGTTCGTATTGCGATTCCTTGTGGTGGGTCGATGACTATTTTGACAAAACAACTTTAGTCAAAGCATTGTTGGAAGAGATTCCTTGGTATATCGTCTACCATGACTGGAATTCACTAAAACAGTCTATTAAAGATCAAGTCAAAACTGATTGTGAAATAGAAAATGACATACATTTGCGATGGAATGTAACACATTGTTACCAAGGAGATTTTAAATGTATGTATGGACCATTTCCCTGTAGCGATTCAGCGAATAGAGTCAGTAAGTGTTTGGATGTCGAAGAACATTTCACTTCTCCCGTCACCTTTCACGCAGTGAAAGTGGTTCGGGATGTTGTGAAAGCAATATTGCCTTACATTAAGACCATCTTCACCACGGTTTTAGGAATCATAGTAGATGTTTTCAACAGTGTATTAGTCCAACTTGGATTGGTATTTATGTTGCTCACAACTGCAAGTATTCTTGTAATGGTAATAAAATTCGGTCTTCGATACTTAGATTCATCATTAATATTATTAACTTTGACTCTACTCTTATCGACTCTGGGAATAGATCTTAAAAATTCATATTTCATCAGTTGCATATTGGTATTAACAGCAAGTAAGTATAGTAAAGTTTTAGAAAGATATGTAAAGGAAAATTAAAATTTTGTTTTTAAAATGGCAAAGAAATATCAGACCAGACGCACCCGCCTCACAGCGGTGGGCACTGCTAGGAAGGCGATTCGCAAGACTAAAACCAAGTCTCCCAAGACTCAAGTTTTAGTGGTTTCCAATGGTAAGAGGAAGTCCAGGAAGCGAGAGAATAAGAAACTAGTAGGGGTAGAAGGTGCTTATCACTCAGTTGTAAAAGTGCTTAATGAACCCTACACACTTATTCTCATTGGGTTAGCTTTGTTGGTAATCGTTAACTACCAAAACTCCAAAACGGATAATGTTGTCACCAAGTTGGCTGACACCATTGGAAACCAAACCAGCCTGGGGATATGGATGAAGGCAAATGTGGCCAAAGTCATAGGCTTGGCCATCATGGCGCCTTCTGTTTTCACATCTCCGAAAAGTATTAGAGTACCATTAGCCATAGGCTCTCTTGCACTCGTCTACCTAGTCAAGGCTTTGTCATTATGGAATTATTTCTCAATTGCAATCGCAATTAGAGTGTTTTTCAAAGTTAAAGATCAAAACATAAGATTAATAGTTTTTGGATTAGCTTTCGCGATGTATTATATAGGAGCAAGTTAAAATAAATATTTTCTTTCAAAATGGACATGGAGACCCTAGCTCAAAAGTTTGAGAATATGCAAGGACAGATCGTTGAGGGAATGAGTTATTCTCATTTTCTCACCGATTTTCAGTCATATAAGGACACTTTAGAGAAAGCTCAAAACATCTCAAATAGTGTCGTGGTTATTCGAGGGCCGTACACGGTTTTATTCAGTCGAGATGGATTTGAATCAGACATGTACCCTCTCAGAACCAAAATTCAAGAACAAAACACTTTTAAGTTCTCGAATCCTGAAGTAAAATCAATATCAGTTATTCATTATGAGGACCTCCATTTACTAATTCATGTTGAAATGGAAAAGTTCGATACATTCGTCCGAGGACATTTGGTTTGGGGAGAACCACATTGCGTTGGATATTATACCTCTCTATTTATACGAGGAATAAGAAACAGAGGCTTTGAGTTGTATGAACATACCGTATTATCCAGAACTTATACCTTAGATCAGTTGATAAATTTTGGAGAGTACAAAGTAGGTTCCAAACTAGAAAAAGCCGAAGAAAGATCCATCCCATTTTGGAGAGGGAAATCCCAATCACCAATGGCAGAATTACATGAAGTTATTCCCAAAGAATTCTTTTATGTATCGACCCACCGATCCAACTCCGGGGGTTTTTCAACAACAATCACAGTTCCTAAACTAAATGTCTTTTCACAAGGAGAAGCTCAAAATAAGAGAAACTCAAGACAAATCGCAGCTTCGCGCTTGTTAAAGAAGGTCAGAGAAGTTAAGTTTGAAGAAGTCTTAAAATGCGCCTGATTTTGATATTCGCCCTAATCACCTTTGTTCATTCAAAGGACCTTAACAACACCAAGATCGTGTTTTGGGAAGATGGAAATGAATATCTTTATCGAGAATCTATACAATATAACCCAGTCTCTCCTAGATCTTGCGACTATAGGAGAGTTGCTTATAATCTTTTAGAAACATCCAAGAACGAGTATTTGGTATTTTACTTCTGTAAAAATAAAGATCACAAAGAAGTAAGGAAAATTACTCGTTCGCTTAAACGTCCCGCAGCCGAATTGACAACTCGGTCGAGCATTTTAAATATTGCTCGTTATGTTAGCGGAGAATAACATAAAAGTCTTGTCGGTTACCGTTAAGACTGTCAGTGTTCGGCTTACAACTAGTCCGAACCCTGTCAGCCTTAAAGGTTATTGATCCGACCCGCAGTCACATATGTGGCGGTCGATGCGACCATTCTGAGCGGAGAATCAGAATATGCAATAGTGAGACATTCAGTGTTTGGCCCCAAACAACTGATGGGCCGTTCACTGATTGTATCACTAGGAAGCCTAAACTCCCGCTTTCTGAAGCTTTTTCATTTTGTTTTTTGCTTAAAGTCATTTATCTTATTCTAGCTTTTTTGTTTATGTTGTGTTTTGCCAATCATATGAGGCTGTCTCTTAT